CGTAAATTCTGGATAAAGTCGGACTCGGAACGGCCCGTCATCTTCCAGCAGTATGATTTCAGCGCAACCACGTCGTACCCCAGAGCCGCGACCTCCGACCAGAACGCGCCGCCCAGGAGGTCGAACCGCTGCTGGTCGGTCAGATCGACCCACGGGTTGAAAAAGCCGGATTTAGTCAGCAACGACATGAACGGTGCTACGCCGGGCATCTCTCAACCTCCGCATCAATCAACTAAACTCGCTGTAACACCGACAGTTTGGATGACCAAACGCTCTCTGCGATCCGTTGCTGTAAGGTTCGCCGATCTTGCGCCGTTCGCCTTCCATCGTTTTGCAGAAATCACAAGCTCCCGATCGAGTCCGCCACGTCTTGTATTTCGCCCCTTTGCGAACGGCCCGTTTCTCTTTCCTGGCAGACTTCTTAGCTTCCGACCGCGCCTCGATGATCTGTTGGATAGCCTCGGCCCGTCCGCCGGACTCCTTGTCAGGGACGGCGCTAGCGTCAGATTCCAACGCGGTCTGCTCTTCGTAGTCGGGAAGCCCGATCGACTGGAGGATCGTGTCTCGGATCGTAGACTGAGATTTTAATTCCCAGCCCGCCTTCTCGAACAGTGAGATGATCGTGGCAACGTCGCTAGTAGATAGCGGTACTACTGGATCGTGGACTATTTTGGGCAGCTTTTTCAGGTCTTCAAATTCGGGGTTGAGCCGGAAGAGCTGTTTAACTAGCTGGTCGTTTATCGAGGACTCGAACGCGTCGAGGATCGCCGAAACGCTCAGGGTGAAGTTGTCGGTCTTGTCTCTCGACAAGGCAAGCGACCCGCTGCTGCCCATACCGAGCGCCAGAAACTCGGTCATAGAGGCCAACAGGATCGCTTTGGCCTCGGTCTCGATCGCAGCGGTAATGTGAGCTACGATGTCGCCGCCCATCGCTGGCTGGAGGAACGAGATTTTGACTAGCTCTTTTCCCGTCTTTTCGTCGAGTATCTGGGGTGTTACGATGTACTGTTGGGTGTCAAGGCAAATGCTACGGAGCATCTCGGTTATCGACTGATACGAAGCGTTAGCCTCGATATAGGCCGGGTTGAGCGGGTCGGCGGCCAACTGAGCCGGAGCGTTAACTATGTTCTGTGGAACTTCGGCCCACGGTATCCCAGCGCCACCGCGTTCGATTATGATGTTCCTGAAATCTTCCATTATCTTTTTCGTCCGCCAGGCCCGATACGATGACCTCAACAGGCTGCGGCCTTCGGGCGAATCTTTGCCGGGCGTGGCTCTGAGGATCAGCAGCTTCTCGATCGGGATGAACACCTGCCGCCAGTCAGGAGCCGCCAACTGGGTCAGGCCCCGAAGTCTCGTCACGTCCTGGGGGTCGTAGTTCCAGTGGAGAACCGTGTCAGGGCTCCTCAGAGCCAGGTTGGACCACCCAATCAGGCCATCGTCGTACTCGGACCCGTACCGGGGATCGTCCTCGTTCTCGCCGTTTCTCACCTTGAAAATCTTTTCGAAGGGGCAAAAACCGTACTGGGGAACCGCCGTCGATGCGGCAGCTATCACCGTTTTCCAGGAGTGGCCCATGTCGCCCATGCACGACTCCAGGAACTCGGCAGCTTCCAGGTCTTCCTTCTCTTTTGAAGCTGGTTGGACGGTCCAATCCGACCGCCGAATGAACATGCTGTAAGCGTTTAGTGTAGCGCCGCAGTAGGCGTCATTGTCGCCCATCTCTTGCAGAACGGTCCAAAGATTTCTACCAGATAGCTCCGGTAAATGGTCCCTCTGCGGCCAACCGGGCAACTGATACCGCCAACCGCTACGGCCATACTCAAGTTGTAAGTTTCTGGCCGACGAATCGAATCTAGGGTAAGTGCCGGTGACGAGCGCTTTGGGGGGTTGAGGCGGCGCTATGGCCTTCGCTATTCTGGACCGAAACCTGTCTAACATTTTGCAACCGCCTAGAAATCTATCCAACCTGGAATTACGATAAAGATCATGTAGTTCCGGCCCAGCGAGACGCGGGTTTCGTAGCGCAAACAAAACTTAACGAAGTCACAGGCCGTTCCATCGGAGCGAATGTGAGCATCACGGCATCACCGAGATCTGGACTTCGACCAATCCTCTTTTTGGTCTCTTCTTTGTCCTCGATCTGAGTCAGACCGGACCTGAAAGTGTACTGAGGGGAGGCCAGATCCGCCAGAAGCTTGCCGTCAGAGGGCAACTGAAGCAACGTGTCACCTTTCGGATCGAGAGCCAACCGAACCGCCCACCACAACTCAGCGCGGAGGTTGCGGTAGACTCGGTTGTTATCAGCATCAAGAACGCTAGACCCCGAAGCCACGTTGACCTCCGACACGTTCACGTCTCGAATCGGTTTCAGAGCGTCCACAACGCCAGCACCAAGACCGATCACGTCAACGTTAGCCTGCCGAGCGCCGACTTCACGATAGACCTTGATAACCTGACCCGCAAGTTCCTGAGTATCAAGCCCTGAGTAGGCTTTGACCCACAGAACGCGCCTATCTTGCCGCGCACAGATGGCGCTCTGGTCCATCCCGCCTCGGGCAACGTCAACCCCCAGGATGATAGGAGCGTTAGCGTCCCACGACCCGTTTATCCAGCGGTCTTGAGCCTTCTCAATCCAGCCCAAGGGGATAACCGAATACTCGCCCTGGTCCGGGAACTCGCCCTCAACTCGGGCAAACCAAGCAGGATGGTTGACCCCCCACTCCTGGAACGCTTCATGAGCCCATTTCGGAGTGATAAGCCAGGGGTAAGGCCATTTGTAGTTCCCGTCGTCGGTTTTGGGAACTTTTGGTTCCCAGGTATTATTAATTATGTCTTCTTTTGTGATACCAAACGCCGTGAAGTTCGGAGTGTCCCAGGCAGCCGTTCGGCCAGTGCTCCACCCTTCGGTTCGGAAAGCTCGGTAGAACTGGCCCCCAATGTCGGTCGGGTTGCCTATCAGGACCAACCGGCAGTGGGCGGAGGTCAGGACGCCCATTATGGCTTCAAATATGTCCTCGTCAACACCCGCCGCCTCGTCAACAATCACCAGCAGGTGTTCCGAATGGTAGCCCTGGAACCTGTTGGGGTCGTTGGTGGACAGACCGATCGCGGCCCACTCTTTGCCGTCGATGCTCAGGATGGTAGCGGAGGGGGCGAGGTTGCCGCCGAGAGGCACGATTGAGTTGGCATGGGCCGACCTTATCTCTTTCCATAAAATGTCCTCCACCTGCCGCCAAGTGGGGCCGGTGGTGATGACTATGCTACGGGGGAAACTGTAAAGCCACCACAGGCACAATCGCGCACAACAGAACGATTTTCCTATGCCGTGACAGCTCCGCCATGCGGTTTTCGGGTTGTCCCTGACCGACTCGATTATGCGGTTCTGGTCATCCCAGAGGTTGTCGCCCAAAACGGTGGGGATGAAGTATCCAGCCGGATCTTCCTGCATCCGGGCATACTCCTCCGCCTGAAGGGTCTCGATGCTCTTTTTACCGCGAGGCATCTATGCCCCCTCCGGCGCTTGATCCCATTTACGGCTTTGGCAGTTAGGGCATTTCATCGGATGCGCTACGATAATGGGCCACTCGTACCCACATTTCTTGCATCGGTGGCGAGGTATTTCATCCATACTACTACTACTAGTAGTGAACCTATTTGTTCTTTTTGGCCTGGTTCCGAACGAAATCGGCTAGCGTGCTAAATACCAACGGCGCTCCGTCCGGGTCTCCTGAGATCCGGGTGTCCAAATTGTCACGCTGGCCTAGAGTCTGTTTGCCTAGCCAGACCATCATCGCCCGGTCGGCGGGCATGTGTGTATGGGTCACGTCAGGCGATTTGCAGTACGGGCACTCGTCCAGGAACGCGCCCTCGTAGGCCATGTCGAGGATCATAATCTTGCCGCAATTCTGGCAAGTGTTCTTGATCCGCTCTTTAGCCACGTTCTTCTGGGTGCGGCGGAGGCTCACATTCCCGTTGACGCGAGACGCTTCGATAAACTCGTCCAGCGCGGGATGCCGCTTGCGAAAATCGGTCCAGGTGGACTCGGAAACGCCCAGAACGACCGCCATCTCGTAGTTCGTGCAGTCGATCTCCGCCAGGCCCTTGAGCATTTTTAACATCCGCTCGTCGAGATCGACGGTAGCGGGCCGAGTCGCGATCTTTTCCAGCACCTCGGCTTCAATCGAGAGCTTGCGGGGTCTGCCTGCGGCTCGTTTGGGCTTGGGCTTATCGGTTGGCATAGAAAATCACGTCAAAGCTTGAATTAATATTTACACGTCTTTTTAAAAGATTTGAAATAAACTAGTCTGCGTACCATTCGATCCGCCCCGCTAATACCTCAGCTCTCTCCGTTGAGAGAGTTGTCCTGAGTACCCGTCACATCTCACGGTTTGAGTTAATATCTACAACCTCGTATAAATCTTAAAGAGTGTGTTTTGCGAAAACGATTGATCTTGTGTACTCGGTCCCGGCGCTTCTCGTCTATTGTGGTTGGAACAAACGGATCGTTGAAAATGTTACAGCGACAGAAAGCCCATCCATGAGAATCGAACCTAATAACCTCCCCGCAATCCGGGCAGACTTTGGGGCCGTTGTACGTGACCGATACCAACATCCCTCGATCGTCGTACTCGCGAGTGATATCCGAGCGCCAGGACTGGCCGGTCTTGTTCAGGTGGCCTTCTTTAGCCCGACGCCCCAGAGGTCTCATAATACTATGATGCTATTCAATAGTATTTATAGTTTATGGCGGATACCGGTAATCTCAACTCGCTCCAGAAGAGCTTTCAGCGCGGTGATATCTTCATACGATCCTTCGAAACGCACGCTCCCATTAAAAACCGGAACATCGATCACACACCGATAGATATCGCACTTCGCGTCACCGCTCAGAGGATATTGGCCCACAACCTCCATAGACCAGTCCTCGTTCCGGCGACCTTCGACGATCGCCTGGGGAGCGACGTGATCCGGGGGCTCCGCCG